CTTCCGTGGACACAGAAAGGACCTGGCGTTTCTGTAGGTCTTGCTGGTACCGCTTCTATAGTTGATCCTTCACCTGGTACTGGTTTTCTTCTTCATAGTACCGATTCTGAGCTCGCCGCTGTTACTGCCTATGGCGGTAGTGCCTCTTCTTCAGGCGGTCGAAGAATTGCAAGTGGTACTAACTCTATTTCGTTTGACCGTTATGGTTCATCTTCTGATTATAGTGGCGTAGGCGGTTTTGCTGGTAATACCAATGGTTCGATAACTATGTCTGCTCAATCCGCTTCTACTTACCTTGGCAATGATTCTTATGTTGATTTGGACACTTCAAGTATCTTTACGATCAACAGTCTTCGTACTGCTTTCCAGATGCAGAAGTTCTATGAACGCCTTGCTCGTGGTGGTAGTCGGTATACAGAAGTGCTCCGCTCTTTCTTTGGCGTAGTTTCTCCGGACGCCCGTCTTCAGCGTCCGGAATTTCTCGGCTCCTTTACCAAAATGGTAAATGTCAATCCAATAGCGCAGACCTCTGCAACTGACAGTACCTCTCCTCAAGGCAATCTCTCTGCTTATGGTGTTACTGCTGCCAAGTTCCATGGCTTCACTAAATCTTTCGTTGAACACGGCTATATTATAGGCTTCGTATGTGCTCGTGCCGATCTTACTTATCAGCAGGGTATTAATAAAATGTGGCTTCGCTCTACTGTTTATGATTTTTATTGGCCTACATTCGCGCATCTTGGTGAACAGGCTATTGAGCTTCGTGAGATCTACGCTCAAGGCTCTGAAGCTGATACTACTGTTTTTGGCTATCAGGAACGTTATGCTGAATATCGCTATAAACCTTCGCAGATTACAGGTAAGTTTCGTAGCTCTGTAACTGGTGGCACTTTAGATATGTGGCATTTGTCCCAGTTCTTTAAAAATGCTCCCACTCTAAACGAGGAATTTATTGTGGAAAATCCACCAATTGAGCGTATTATCGCTGTTCCCAGTGAGCCTGAATTCTTGCTTGACATAGGTTTCCGTTACATTACCGTGCGTCCTATGCCTATGTTTGGAACTCCCGGCCTTGTTGATCACTTCTAGAAGGAGTTGGTTTTATGTCATGGCTTTCTAATACTTTAGGCAGTGTTGCTGGTTCTCTTTTAGGATCTGCAGTTCAGAATCATTACAATTCTGCTAATGCCGCACAGGCTAACGCGTGGAACGTTGAAAACTATAAACATCGTTATCAATGGGCTGTAGAAGATATGCGCAATGCTGGTCTTAATCCTATTCTTGCCGCGACTAATGGTATAGGCGGTTCTATATCTGGAGCTTCGGCCGCTTCTGTAGGTATGAGTGATATAGGTTCTACTATGAACTCTGCCAGAGCCGCTAGTGCCGCTGAAAGGCAGGCTAAGAATGCCGAGAATCTTGCAGTATCTCAAATTGAAAAAAACGTCGCAGAAGCCGATTCTGTGCGTCAGAACACCCATGGTACAGTTCTTCAGAATGGTATTCTTGCGAACGATTTGAATCTTCGTGAGCAGACTTATGAAAAACGTCTTGGTTACGAACTTGCAAAGATGGATTTGGAGCTTGAAAATCTTCGTCTTCAGGGTTCTTACCTTAGCTCTGGTGTTTTAAACAACATTGCTTCTGCTAATCGTGCTAATTCTGCCGCTTCTTTCGATAATATTCAAACTGAAATGGCAGGTATGGAACGTGATTTCTATAAAAATCTTGAAAGTCTTACAGGTGCTCCTAGGTCTGTCGCTAGTGGTGTTGGTTCCACCATTAAAAATGTTATAGGTTTCCTCGGAGGTCGCTATTTTGGAAGGAGATAAATATTATGTCTAACAAAACTACTATGATTCTGACTTTTATTGTTTCTGTTGTTGTTCCCTTTATTCAGGAAGTTGTGGATCTAATTGAAGCTCTTAAAGGTAGAGCTTCTTCGAATACTGTTACTGCTAAAAAAGTTGCCTCGGATTTTCAAACCGATGTTGCTCAGCTTGTTGAGCCAGTTGCTAATAAGAATGATTCTAAAAAAACTAGCCGTTTTTTCGGTTCTTGGAGGGATGCTAAATGAGACGTCGTCGTTTATCTAAACGAGGCTCTCGCCGTCTTTTTCGGCGTACCTCCAGATCTAGACGTAGAAATTTTAAGAGAGTAGGACGAGGTGGATTTAGGATTTGACATTCTGACTTAATCCTGATACAATCGGTACAGGTGATTAATATGGTTTGTTATAATCCTATTCTTATGTACCCGGTTGAAGGAGCGATTACTAAAAATGGAAAACAACATTATAGTTTTTACGGTAGCCTTGCCTCTCACCCTGAGCTTGCTGGTGATAGCCGTTTCATTCGTTGTTCTTGTAAACAATGTATCGGCTGTCGTCTCGAAAATAGCAGACAGTGGGCTGTCCGTGCTGTTCACGAAGCCCGTTCTTCGTCTTCTGCTTATTTCGTCACTTGCACTTTTGACGATTATCATTTGCCATGTGATAAAAGCTTAAGCAAGAAATTTCATCAGACATTTATGAAGAATCTTCGTCGTGAGTATGGCAGTGGTATTCGCTTTCTTGGCTGTGGTGAATATGGTGAACTTCATGGTCGTCCCCATTATCATTACATTTTGTTTAATATTGATTTTAATGACAAAATTCTTCGTTTCCGGACAAATGGTTATAATACTTATACTTCTTCTCGTTTTGCCAAAGTATGGAAATACGGTATGCATCTTATTGGTGAGTTTAGTTTTGATTCTGCTGCCTATGTCGCTCGCTATATAGTTAAAAAACAGACAGGTAAAGATGCTCTTTCTCACTATAAAGGTCGCATTCCGGAATTTATGATTGCTTCTAATCGTCCCGGCATAGGTGCCAAATGGCTTGAAGATCATGGTGAAGAATGTTATTCCAATGATTATGTTGTTATCAACGGCAAAAAAATGCGTCCTCCTCGTTATTACGACAAAAAATTTGACGAAACTCATCCTCACTGGATGGAATATATTCGTAATAACCGCATTGAGAAGATGCTTCACAACCTTGAAAACAATACTTTTGAGCGTTTGGTTGACCGCTGCCGTGTTCAGGAAGGTAAGTATAAGCATTTTCTTGGCAGAAAGCTTGACAAGGTATTATGACTGTGTTATCATTAAGTCAGAAATGAGGTGATGCCTATTAGTGAGCTTGAAGCTGTTAAAAATTTTTGTCGTGAGCGTAATATTTCTTTTAATTACTCTTTTCGTGGTAGTAAATATGCCGCTTACCGTCTTAAGTCTGATGATTCTAGGGTTATTCGCCTTGATAATGACTATTTTGTCATATCACCTATGCTTCATCTTATGATTCGTAGGTATTTAGTTGCATTTAGAAAAGGAGATGGTTCTGCTGAGACTTTATTCCATTTATGATTCCAAGGCTGAACAGTTCAGCCCTCCGCAGGTTTATCACAACGATATGCTTGCTCTGCGAGCTTTTGAAGGTATTGTTAACGATGATAAAATGCTTATTAAAAAGTATCCTGAAGATTTTTCTCTTTATTATGTTGGCAATCTCGGTGACAGCGACGGTCGCTATTACGTTGAGAATTGTGACGAGTCCCGTATTCCTGTCATGGTTGGTCGCGCCATAGAATATGTGCAGACTGTTGACAATAACTCTACTCAATGATAATCTAATAAAGAGCGTATCGGAAAAAGGACGATCTCATGGAGATCGCCCTTTTTTTGTGCGCTACGCCCGCCGCGTCTAGGCGCCTGCGAAAGGAGGTGAAACTATGAAATTTAGGACAGCTTACGATCCTGTAGAAGAACATGATCATTGCGGTATTGAGTTTACCATGCCCTCTCTTACAGTTCAGGACGAGAAAGAGGAAACTGATATCAATTACATCGTAAATAAGTATGCAGACGGTCAGAAAGGTATTATGACTCTTGACCTCGGCGATAGTTCGCAATACGCTTACCTGCAGTTCGGAGATGCAACGCTTCCCGGCGACTACAGTACAGCGCTTGAGCTTGTGTCCGGAGTTCGTGAAGAATTCTACAGCCTGCCTGCTTACGTTCGAGCGAAATTCGGTCACGATCCTATGAATTTCATCAACCGTTTGAATGATCCTGCAACGCTTGAATATCTTCGACAACAAGGTCTGTATGGTAGTAAATATACCTTCGACGAATCTCAACAGTCCGTAAGTAGTGAACAAACACAAGAAAAAAGTAACACTTTAGAACAAAATAATGAAGAAACACAAAAATAGGCGTCACCGAAGCCAGTTACTTACTTGATGTAACTGGCGTAGGTGACGCAAAAATAATCTGAAACCTAATAATAATTTGCTTTAGGTTAATTATTAGGTTTACACTTCGAAGAAGGTGAAATTTTGGCTCGAAAAAAAATTAGAGTTCGAGGACATCGCTTTAGCGATGCTCCTGCAATGTACATGAAAAGGACTAAATTCGACCGTTCTCATGTTTATAAGACAACTTTTGATTCAGGTAAGCTCATTCCTGTATTTGTTGATGAGGTTTTGCCTGGCGATACTACTCGTATGTCTGTTAATTACTTCGCTCGCTTGGCTACTCCTGTTAAGCCTATCATGGATAATATTTATCTGGACTGGTTTTTCTTTTTTGTACCAAACCGCCTCGTTTGGGAACATTGGCAGAACTTCTGCTTTGAGCAGGAAGACCCTGATGATAGCACTGATTATGTTATCCCTACTGTTTCTGCTACTGGTAACTCTGAAAATGCCTATATAGGCTCTCTTTGGGACTATTTCGGCTTGCCCGTGAATACGTCCGGAAATTTATCTGGTATTAGTGCTCTTCCATTTCGTGGTGTTTACCTTATTTGGAATGAATGGTTTAGAGATGAAAACCTCCAAAAATCCGTCAAGATTCAGAAAGGCGATACCAACGAAGTTTTGAATTCTGCCCGATCTTCTGAACAGCCTTCTTGGGTTTTCACGTCAGGTACCAGTATTGTTCCTGGCTTAGCCTGTCCGCCTCGTGGTAAGCGTCATGATTACTTTACTTCTGCTC